TGCGCCTGGCGGTGGCATCAATCCGACCGTGATGACGGCGTTCTTCGGTTTCTGCTGGATAGCGGGTACTGCGCACCGCGAGAAGATGTCGCTCCGGGATGGATAGAACTCACCGAAAAGGGTCGTGCTGCCTTAGCTGACCTTCGCGTAAAGGAAGCAGAGCGCACCGACCGCCGCCGCGAGAAGGAACTCACGGAGGCCACGCGCCTCAAGGAACGCCAGCAGGATCGAGCCGATGAAGAACGCAGATACCGAACGCAGAACAAGATTGCGATAATAATGCCGTTTGTCACGTTCGTGCTTGGCATCCTGGTAGAGCATTTCTACGGCATCTTTGCGTTTCTCTTTTCTTGAAAACAACATTAAGCGTTGACCTCCTTTATAC